TAGATCACATAGCTACTATAAATAAAGAAGCTAAAGAAATTGAATTATCAAAATATTTAAAAAAAGAAGTAGAAACTGGTAAGAATGGTACACAAAAATATGTACTAAAGCAAGGAGTTAACAAAGGTAAAACAGTATGATTGAAATAGTTGTAGCTTTATTAATGATTGTTAATGGTGAGATTAAAGAACATAGAATACAAGAGTCTATGTCTACTTGTTTAAAAGCTAAACGTATTGCAATGAGATCAGGTACAAATCGTATAGACTATCAATGTATTAAATCTAAAGCAGAAACAGAAATTTATTTAGGTGAAAAATCTATAAGAAAGCTTATACTAAAATAATGAAAAAATGTAATAAATGTAAAAAAGAATTTAAACCCAAAGACGAATTCGATATGTTTTGCAGTGATGAATGCAAACAGGAAGCTCTTGCCGACCTTGACAAAGACAGCGATGAGTGTTTAAGTTGTCAATAATGAAAGTAAATGCAGAAGTAGTTAATGGTGAGTGCCCAACATGCAGTGAGATAACTACGTTAGTTGGATTAACAAATGATCTTTACCGATGTATGAATTGTGGTGCGGATCTTCATCAACATATAAATGGTAAAATAAGTTACTTACCTGTCATGACATCACCTACAGATGGTGCTACTCCTTTTGTAAAAGAATGGAAAGATGGCTAAACAAAGTTTTAAATATTTTACACCTCGTGACAAGCCCAAAAAACGTGGACCTCGTCAACATAAAAAATCTCTTTCAAAATCTGAGAAAAGACAAAAAAGATTAAAAAGATACAAAGGCCAGGGTTGACAACAATCCCCAAATATCCTAGTCTTAGGGTATGAAAGAAAAACAATTAACAATAACAAGTAAAGACATAACTCAAAAACAATGGTCTAATTTAATTTTAGAATTAAACCTAGTTAAAAAAGCATGGGCCTCTTATGCAACAATACAGTTGCAGGGACCAGGTGTAAAAAATATAATTGCTCACGGAACACGGAACTTTGACTCAAAAGTTTTAGAAGATGACTAATGGAACTAATAATTCTAAACGACGGATTGTATCAATTAGTTCCTGTCACAAAGCAGATGATGGAACATATATCTTTATTGGGCGAAGTGAGTTGTATGGACGTGTGCGAGATACTAAGACTAAAGTTAAGCGGGTACGTAGACACACTAAACTTACACATCATGAATGATGGCAGCGGTAATTTTTACGGCTGCATTTGTAATTAAATAATTTTATCAGCTTCACAAGAAAACTTAGTGTAGGCTTTCATGCTATTTGTCCATTCTGGGTCAAACGTAGTCATTAATGTGTGTGAGTAATCATAAGCATAAACTATACAGCTACTATAGTCATCAAATAATACGTGAGGGGTAGGTATAACTTTGCAACTATTGCCTGCAAGTTCACTACATAAAACCATTAATAAAACAAATTTAACCATTGACATTTTTCCTTATTATCCTATATAGTCATTATAAATAAATGAAAGGTTACAAATGACTGATATAAGTAAATATAGAAATGTATCATTAACGCATGATACTTACAAGACATTGATAAAGTTGTCGAAGGTGTTACTACCTGACGCACAGTTATCTATAAGTAAAACCATTGAATCACTTGCAAATGAAAGGGCTAAGAAATTAAATGGAAAATTCAAAAAAGCCTAGACACAAAGCAATCTGTCCTGATTGTAATGGAAATGGTTACAAACAATTCCAAATACAAAAAAATGGAAAACTTAACGAAGATAAGAAAAGCAGAGAGCATGTAATATTACAATGTGATATATGTGACTCGGAAGGGGAAATCTATGTGGATGAGTCCGAAATTGTTGACGTTTATATTGATGATGATTTTGTTACAGGTGATGCTCGTAAGTTGCACTAAAGACTTACAGCCTAATCCATATACGACAGTGTTAAAATATATGATGAAAGGAAACAAATGAACAGTAATTACCACTTAGACACAGCTTACATAGCCGGTCTCTTTGATGGCGAAGGTAGTCTGACTTATAAAAAATATAAGGAAAAGAAAAAATCTGGTACGTATGATTGTAGACGTATTAGTATGGAGATATCTATGACAGATAAAAATGTTATAGAACTTGTACATGAGACGTTGATGGTGGGTACTGTAAGGCCTAAGAAGGTACCCGTAGGTATGAAACCACAATGGCGTTGGCGTTGTACATTTAGAGATTGTTTACATGTTTGTAAAAAGCTATGGCCTTATGCTATTGTAAAATTACATGCAATAGAAAAAGTAATTGATCATTATGAGCCAGACATTCAAGAACTTGATGATACGGTAATTGATTTAGCACTAGAGAGGGAACTTAGAAATGATAGATAGAATAGTATATTTAATTTTAGAAAAAATAAACCACTACTCAACAGCCTTGACTTCATGGTCATGGCAGAAACTGTGGTCTAATAAAAAGGATGGTTATGGGTATAAAAAAAGAAAAATACGACGGGAGAAGTAGGCCTACTAATAAGGTTTACGAAGAGAGTTGGAATAGAATCTTTGGTGAAAAAGAAGAAGAGGAATTAAAAGAGTCTTTAAAACAATCAAGATTAAATAGGAAAGAACACAGTGATAAAAAAAAGTAATAAATACAACTACATCACCGGTAAACAGCTCACGGATCCTGGAACAGGGACCAGGGTTTATGATATAGTTGGTAGTAGACTTCCTAGTGTAACTACGATATTAGGAGCCACCAAAAATCAAGATTTTATAAAAAAATGGAAGGCTAAAGTCGGTGAAGAAAACGCAGAGAGAATCAAGAATCATTCTAGTAGCAGGGGGACTGCCATGCACAAATTTCTCGAGCACTATGTACTCGGAACTGGCTGCGTTGATCTTACAAGGATTGGACAAGAGGCGCGTCCCATGGCCGACAAGATTATTGAGATTGGTCTTACACCTGTGGAAGAATACTATGGGTCGGAAGTTACGTTACACTACCCGGGCCTGTACGCAGGTTCTACAGACTTGGTCTGCTTACATAATGGCATGGAAACTATTGTTGACTTCAAGCAAAGTAATCGTCCGAAAAAAGAAGAATGGATCGAGGATTATTATATGCAAATTGCGATGTACGCCATGGCCCACGACTACGTCTACGGCAGCAAAATTGAGCAAGGAGTTATCATGGTCTGCACGCCTGACCTATATTACCAAGAATTTAAGACACAAGGTGCAAGTCTTAGAGCCTGGAAGCACAAAGCACTGAAACGAATCGACATGTATAACGAACTTATGCATGATGAAAAAGAAAGAACCAAACCAATGAAACCGGAGGACTTTACAAAATGAATGACATGTTGTTTAGAACGCTTCTAAAAAGATACGAAGCTACGATTGAAGACTCATTATACAAGATACAATCTTTTAATGAGAACAATATAATAATACCAGAGCATATCGACATTACAGGTGAGATTGACAAACTGTTACTAATTATTGCTGAAGCTGAGGACAAAGTGGCAGTAATGAGGAAATATTATGTCAAAAATAAGGCAGACACACAAGTATTGTGACATACAAGTCACACAGTGTTGTAAAAATACCACACCATAATGACAGTGTATATGTATGGTAAAAGAAATAAAAAAAAAAATAAAAACTACTATAGAAATAATGTCATTCTGTCACTTTGAGCTATTAGTGTTGGTATACAACAATAAAGTGTGCCAAAATGTTGTTTTAAAAAGTGTCACCTGACAGATTATTTTGTCACCTATGGCTATATCTCAGTTTGCCTATGCGCGCGCGATACAAAATACTGGAAAAACTGATTTTTTTTAGATACATATACAGATATGAAAATAAGAAAGAAAACTAAACACTTTAGAAAAAAAGCCAAGCCGATACCTGTTGAGACTCATGACTTGCCTAACAATGTTAGAGTTGGTTATAAAGATATTAAAATTAGATACGTAAGACCTAATTATAAAAAATGGGAATTGACTGATTGTTTTGGTGAGTATGATTACAGACAAAATGTTATACAAGTGCAACACGATCTTTGTGGTCAAGAAATGGCTAACACAATATTTCATGAAATTATGCACGCAGCAGTACAGATATCAGGATTGAATCAAGAGAAAGCCGCATTAGAAAAACCAGAATTTGAAGAGGCTGTTGTTAATCAATTAACTAACGTAATGATGGGTGTGTTTAGAGATAATCCTTGGATGGTTGATATGATTAAGACTCAATTAGAAGATTCTGAAGATGCTGATTGATCGTCAATCTCTTCGTGTTCAACAGTCTTCAAATTTAAAAGAGGTGCGTAGTCGTCTAGAATTTGTTTCATTTTGGCTTCTAGTTGGTCTTCTGTCATGTCTTCTAACTTCCCAGTTTTTATTATCTTTCTGTCTATGTATAGCCCTGCTGCTTTTCCTCTGCTTACCTCTGCGTTTACAGCAGAAGAAAAAGAACCTTTTTTCAAAGCCTTATCTTTAATTCTATCTAGTTCTGCTATATGTTTTGTATAAGTTACTTCGTGTTTTTGTAATCGTTCGTCGTGTAGTTTACCTATGTATTGTACTACAAGTGGTGAGAGTTTTGGATTAGTCAGTTCACTACCTTCAACACGTGATCGCTTAGGTGAGTATCCTGCCATCTCTGCTGCTTCTGATTTGGAAAGTGGTCCATCCGGTCCACCGAATACAAGAAACTCAGCAAATCTCTTTTGCATTTCTGTCAATCTTTTTGGAAGTCCCATGTTGACTTTTTAAGGTAATAGTCCTATATTGTCAAGGTATGAAAGATAAGCGTACATATACTAAACTGAAAGAACATGGAGAAGATATGACTCATGAAAATGAATCTAAAATAACAAACGAAGACAGAGGTCCTTTGGATTTAACTTTGTTAACAGAACAATACCGTGATGATCTTAAAAAATATCAAGACAGAGAATCGTTGTATATTCAAACTGAAAATCAATTAAAAGGTGCTAAGAAATTAACTGTTCAAATGGCAAACACTGTGACTACACTTGACAAAAGAAATCACGAGCTGATGAAAGAAATTGATAGACTTAACGAAGAACTTCAACTATTAGAATTGCAGATAAAAAAATAATGAAAGTCAAAGACCTACAGGAATTTTTATCTAAATTCACAGAAGCTAAAAGTGATGGAAGCAAACAAGGGAATGCTATTTCTAATGCTGTCATCATGGTAGAAGTAAATGGTTATTTAGAAACGATTACAAAAATGGAAGTACACGAAAACAACACACCAATAATAGGCCACACTGGTCACAGTGCACACCGTCTTGTAATGAAAACAACTAAGAAACAGAACTTTATTATACCTCCAAAGCTGAACTATTAAGTGCAGTGATTACCTTGAAAAACATATGGGCCCAGAGGCAAAATTCTATCAACAAATCAAAAGAAATTTTAAGGAGTTTTCGCTTATTCGACTGGAGAATTCCAGCTTACTTGGTACTCCTGATCTATTGGTCTGTAATACTTCTGGGAACTTTTGCACTATAGAACTTAAGGTAACCAAGAGTAAAAAAATTAGGTTTAGTCCACACCAAATTGCGTTCCATAAACGTCATCCTAAGAATACATTTATCATGGTAAAGGCCCTTGGTCCTTGTACCCCTAATACTTCTCCAATATCCATGTTCCAAGGATCTAGGATCACGGAGCTTGCCGCTTGTGGCTTGGCGCTTGACGCTTGCTGCCTGGGGCTTGACGCTTGTCGCCTGATGCTTGAACAGGTTGGTTCGAAAGCTTCCTAAATATCGGAGCTTGGTGCTTGACGCTTGACGCCTGTGGCTTGAAGTTTGGGTTATGACGCTGCTTCCAGCAGTGGTCCTGAAAGAACCATATAGCCGGACCAGGTGCACGCCGTCCAGCTGCCGTCGCAGCGTTTCTTGAGCTAATGACCTGATCCTTATTCCCGGGGGAATTTTTTTTAATGCTCACCGTAGCAAACATTTGAAACTGATTTGTCCCAACACGCCCTGCAATCTTTGCACTTGTTGCCCTGAAGGGGCGCCGGGCATGTTACATCAATTTTTTTAGTTGAGACTGTCGACGTATTAGGCCAGCTGTTCCCTGCTGCCTGGTCCACCATCGGAATGGAGAACCGGACAACAAGATTGTCAGGAGCTTCAACAATATAGTCTTTGGTCCATGCTTCACGCGTTGGCATCCAGTGTTTAACTGAAGGCGTGAGCTTACATACTTCATAGATTCGTCTCAAGTGGTCCAGGTTTTGGACGTCGCCTGAGTCGTGCCAGCGGAAGTATTTGACCTTTTTAGAATTGATTTGTGCAGCCATTGCCTCGACCCAGTCCGGGTGAGTTAATGACCTGAAGCGCTTGTATTGCGCGTCTATTACATTTTGGAATCTATACCGGCCGCGCTTGTAGGCGTAACAGTTAGCGCAAACGCTGCCAGCTACAGCTCGAAGCTTTGTTCCAGTCTTGCATTCGTGAGCTGGTGTTGAATATGCAAATCCAGGCATTTTGCCCGGCTTTGATAGTGTGTGAGTTATAGCCTCCGCTTCTTTTATTTTCATACTAATGAAATTTTTGTTAGTTCCATTTCTGAATCTTTTTCAAGATCTCTTTCATGGTTTAAAATGTGATCAACAACTTCCCTGATGGGCTTGTCGCTGTGTCTTCCTTCTTTGTCGCTGTGGCTGTCCAACCAGTGGATAACCTGAACCAGCGCGTCGTGTTGTTTTTCTAATAATTTAATTGTTGCTTTCATTGTTTATTCTCCTTTAGTTTATAGGATACAATATCATTGTAATGTAACCTTGTCAAGCTTGCAGCCTGGCGCTTGCAGCTTGCCGCCTGACGCTTGTAGCTTGGTCCTTGGGCCTGGAGCCAGCGCCAGTGGTTAACCAGGATCTGAGTACTTTCAGATCCTGATCTATTAACTTTACTCACCGGCCCATCTTCCGGTATTGGCTGCATTTAAGCAGGTCATATACTCAGAGTCCGACAGTCCCACCTCTTCCAGCAAGAATGAGTGTTTCATATTCTGAGTTCCAAATTTTGGTTCCAGTATGTACCTGACAGCCTTGTCAAGGATCTCCTGACGTTTGTTGCCGCCAGG